ATGGCGGCAAAGACACTGCCAAGGTGAGTGAATTCAACCGGTGGTTTAACGAGAAATTCGAACAATACCGTTTGAAAGACGATGAAATGGAAAGTGGATATGACGCCTGGTTCCGAAGCAGTAGCGTAACCGATAAAGAGCAAGAAGATGCGACTGATGCCATTGAGGATACGAACGGTGGGTCCTGGCAGGAAAAAGTGGCGCGATTGAACCAACGCAAGCAAGAACTTAGGAATAAATATGCACTTGTCGAGAGACGAGAACTCGAATATGCGGGTGGTGGAGGTGGTGGTGGTGGCAGCGGATACGACCTTACGAGAGAACGACCTCAGGAATATTCAAGTGGTATATTTGGAAACCTTCGTTATGAAGACTTAAAAAAGGCGCATACAGAAACAGTGATTCCTGTGACGGAGGAAGATTATTATAAGACAAAGCGGTTCAATAATGTCAATGAACTACAAACATTTAGAGACCAAACGCGCCGTGATATGCACCGAATGACGACGAAAGAAGAACAAGAACAAATCTACCAACAGTCACGAATGCGACAAGAAGAAGAGGACACGCGTCGCGCTTTCATTTTAGCCAAACAGGATGAAATCTCGAGAGATATTCATAAGAAATTGTATTCGGATATGTTTCGGCTGGAGTATTAATCGCCACGCCCACTGTAGTTTTAATCTCTCGAATATATAATAGATACTCGAGAGATTTGATTCAATGTTTGGAAATAAAGTGATTAAGTTGGCGATTGCCTATCTTATTATAATGTTTATCGGTTTTGTTTACAATAAATATAAGAAAACGATTGATATTGAAGAACAATATAGCGATGGTGAACTCATACAAAAATACCTCTTGAATGATAGCACACTTACGAAAAACAGGAAACCGATTTTGTGGATTCACGTTGAATTCGACAAAAACGCGAGATCATGGGAAAGCTTTGGCTCACGCACGAGTGATAATCTTAACCAACCATATCAGTATTTAACCATCCGAAATATCATCGAGACGTGCGGCGATAGTTTCAACGTATGCCTGATCGACGATGATTCATTTGTAAAGATTATTCCGGAATGGCGTACACGTGTCGAACATCTACCGCGCCCGCTTCGGGGACATATGCGCGAACTTGCACTGGCAACCGTTCTTCATTTATACGGTGGGTTCCTGATTCCGAGTTCGTTTATATGCTTCTATGACCTGCGTAGAGTATATGACGCACACCTGGAACGCGCAAACGTCATGATTGGCGAACTTCGAACAACGTCATCGTTTTCGGCAGAGAAGCAATTTTCGCCATCAACGAAGATTATGGGATGCCGCAAGTTTGACCCGATCATGAAGGAATACATGGATTACATGATGAGACTGACAGAACATGACCAAACAGAAGAAATGGACTTTACCGGAAAATCTACGGAATGGTGGTTAACAAAACAAGCAGAATTGCCTTCCGCAGTTAGTTTGATTCCACCTGAAGAATTAGGAGTGAAAACTACAACAAATAAAGCAGTATATATAGAAGACCTGCTGGGTGACACGGATGTTCCACTTTCACCAACTGCTGCTGGTCTTTATATTCCGGAACAAGATATCCTTAAACGAAGCAAATTCCAATGGTTCGCACGTCTTTCTCCGAAACAAGTGCTCGAATCACACACACTTATAGCGAAATACTTGCTGATAAATGCGGCAGGATGTGGAGGGGCTGTATCTGCACTAGAACGCAAAGTAGAAGTTCATATACAACCCCAACCCCAACCCCAACACCAACCCCAACCCCAACACCAACACCACTAATCACACAGCGTCGTATGGGGGCGCAACCCCACGCGCAACCCCACGCGCAACCCCACGAGATTATTCGTAAACAATGCTAATTCGATATCGTGCTCATGTATGTTATGGAATATTGTAATGTATTTGCATATTAACGATGTTATACGATATTTCGTATCTTCATCAAACAGCGGTGTCAGTTTTACAAAAAGAAAATAGTTATCAAGGATATCAAGAACAGAATACCCTTCATCGTTCAATTGAAATAAAATCGCATTTGCAGCACGAACACATGAGTCGGGATCACCATCTTTAGAACGTAAAATCTCTCGTGTATACGCTTCGAACCGATGAAAACTGATGTTTGTACATATCTTGTTTGCAAGTTCATATGTAATCTCTCGATCAATCAACTTGATCTTCTCAAGATAGTTGATCAATGTTCGAACAGAACCGTTTGATACTTGAAGTAAAAAATCTTCAGCATCATTTGTTATCGACAATCTCTCGTTTATCTTTATCTTAAGCATTATTTTATTTAGACAACCTTGATTTAACTGATTGATTTTGATGATGATATTCCTGGATTGAAATGTATCCACTACTTTCTGAATATTTGTGCACGACGAAATAAAATGCACGTTATGACTATATTTATCAATGCAGTTACGAAATACTTGCTGTCCTTGTTCGTTGATGAGATCGATATCATCCAAAAGCACGATTTTTTTTCGATTGGGAATCATTGACATCGTCTGACAAAATACCTTAACATCATTTCGATAATACTGGATTCCTTGTTCTTTTAGACTATTTAGAATAAGAATATTTTCTTGAATTGCAGTAGATGACGCCATTTTTTTATAATATTCGCGAATCATCGCATTAATAATCGATGTTTTTCCAGAACCAGAATCACCATAAAACATAATATTCAAGTTGTCCATTGCAATCAAACTGTGAATAATCGTAATGGTGTTTTCGTCCAACTGTTCAAAGTCGTCGATTTTAGATGGTTGATATTTTGCAATAAATGGAATATCGGCAGAAGCATTCATTGTATAATTGATACTACGCGTTGTAATAAACTATATAAAATATACCATTTAAATAATAACAAAATCATTTCATTCGCAATGTTCTTCAACTTTCCATTTGGTCCAGGACGCGGTCACGGTCCTAATGTATTTTTTGATACAAGCGAATTCGAGGAAGATTTTCCATCGATGGAACATGGAGACATGAATACAGATAAAGACTATTATAAGATACTTGGTGTGGATGAAAAAGCAACCGAAGATGAATTAAAAAAAGCATATCGCCGTCTATCAATGCTTCATCATCCAGATAAAAACGGAAATACAGAAGAAAGTAAACAGACGTTTCAAGAATTGAATAATGCGTATGCTACTCTCTCGGACGCGAATAAGCGACGAAACTATGATATGATGCGAAAATTAGGTGCACCTGAAAACATTGGAGGATCCGGAATGAATGGGTTTCAACCAAACGTTTTTCAATTTGGCGGTGCAGGTGGTAATGGACTCCCAGAAGAAATTCTTCATATGTTATTTGGACATAGTGGACTGGGTGCAATGGGTGGCGGACTCGGTCAAGGACCGAAAGTTGTATTTCAAGCATTTCGTAACGGTCGCCCGATGGGTAGTCAACCACAGCAACATCAACCACAGCCACACGTGAGAGTTTACCAAGTGCCAGAAACAATCATCAAAACAGTTTCACTTACTCTTGAACAGTGTTATAATGGATGTTCAGTTCCTATTGAAATTGATAGGCAAGTTCCAGACAATGAAATTGTGAAAATTGAGCGCGAGACGATACATGCACAAATACCGAAAGGCGTTCAAAGCGGAGACACAATCATACTCAATGACTGTGGACATATGAACGAAGTCGGTATGAAAGGAGACATACGAATCATGATAAATACGTTACAACATCCAGTATTCAAAGTAGAACAACTTGATTTACTCGTTGAAAAAACGATTTCATTAAAATCGGCACTCTGCGGTTTTGATTTTGAAATTAACCATATTAACGGACGAGTATTTAAGCTTGCAAATAAACCAGGAAACATTATTAAACCAGGTAGTGTAAAAACAATACCAGGTTTGGGATTAGAAAAAAATGGAGAAACTGGTTCTCTAAAAATTAGGTTCAATGTTGAATTTCCAGAGACTCTTACACCCGAACAAATCGGCGCACTTCAGTCTGGATTGTAAACTTTCACATATTTACACAAAAACTCAGGTTTAAATTTCAATATAGTCTTCATTTGAATAACCGGAGTATAAAATATATGGATAAGGTTCCGGAATACCAGTTTTTCGACCAAGTAGTCGAACTCGAATACCATATGAAATAACAGTTGTTTTACATGTAATAATGAATTGCTGAAACCTGGATTGAGATAATAATGACGTGCGTAGTCGTTGATTCGTATCAAGCACGGTGTTTACGTTATCACTTATATTTGCAATACCAATATTTGGTCTATTATCAAATATATCATACCAGATAGTTCCAGAACCGGATATATCCGACGGCGGTGTATATTCAATATAACATTCGTAATAGTCTGCATTTCCGGAATAACTTGGATAATCAACTACGACTACAAGACCGTTCAACTGTCCAGTTGTTGTTGCAGATCTTTTCACAGAACGCAAAAAGGGAACACTAGGCGAAAAAGGATACAATGATGGATAGACATAATTATTTACATTTTCATCACTAGTAATATTGTTGACATTTGACAAATATGTATAATCAGAAAACGCGCGTTGTCCGTTATAATCATTGACAATCATCAACTGAATACGAAATTGATGATTATTCTCATTTGTTAATCCGGTAACATTATATGTAACTTCAGAACCAGCTACACTTTCAGCAGGAATAACGACGTTTGAATTATCTACAGTCCATGTTGTCTCACCAGCAGTGATATTTCGTTTTTCAACTGAATAAAATCGATACCTATAAAACGGCAACGGTTTATAAGGGTTTGGATAAACGGTAATATAATAATTTGGATCATCTAAAATATTTGGTAGTTTCAAGCGTAAGGATACAAATCCGTTATTTCCAAATGCCGATAATGATAAGGGGCGTAATGGAATACGAAATGGAACAATATATGTTCCAGACCCATTCATATTTCGAAATTCAGCAGCTAATGCTTTCTCTTCACCATTAATTTCAATTCGTTTCACTGGCGCAACTTTGATAGCATACCCGCGACCAGATTTTAAATATTTATCAACAAAGTCAGTAGAGATAACATTAGGATCATCAGATGGTATCATATAAGTAACATTATTTTCATTTGGTTTTACATTATTTGCAAATATAGACTGTTGACCTCCTGACTGCGCGCGTATTACATACTCTTCTGGATATAAATTATCACGATATTCATCAGGTATAATAATATTAATTTGATAATCAGACGGAGTAGCATATTTCCATTGAAGCACTACTTTTCCACCAGTTACTGTAGGTATTAATGAATAACTCATGTCTGTAATCGGATCGGTAGAAGTTGTACTAATACGTTCTTCAATTCGATTTCTTGGATCTGGAAAAAAATCATTCATATTAAAAGGCGTGATTTCAAAACGATATTTTACATCATTAATAATTGGTGAAAGAGCATTATTTTCTATTTTCAATGTAAATCGTGTATTTGTGGTAGGCGTGGTTCGAATCGGCGCAGTTCCATTGATAATAATTGGGCCAGAATAAAGAAAGAACTTATAAACATTAGTAGAAATATTCACCATTTCATATTCTAGCATTAACTTATAACGTTTTCCATTATAAGAGTCAATACGTGGATCTTTGTCACCAAGAGAGAGCAACACCTTTGGGATAGATGAAATGTTATAGTTTGGTATTACTTCTCCAGTGAGATAATTAATATATTTATATCTTCCACCATTTAAACCAAACATGTCGCTATTCACTTTGTAAGTCACTCCGCCATTTGAATTATTTGCAATATAGAATATGTTATTAATATCATTTACATTATTACCAGAGACATCTTTCAAATGACCTCGTATCGACATACCAAACGTAACTTCCGTATTTGCGTTCCACGAATTACCGGTTGGATCAAATAAATAATACCATTTTAATTGTATATTAGTAATATCAAAAACATTTTGTACGAGTTCTGCACTAACGTATGTAAACGATTGTTGTGTATATGACAATATGATATTACGACTTGAAATAGAAGAATCTATATTAAAATCCGCGTCATTCAGTGTAATTGGAGTAGGCGGAATAACATAGTTCAGTAATACAGAACGCAGACTTGACATACGAAGTTGTTCAGATATAGATAAACCTTCAAAGTTCTTGTATGCAGTGTAGACTTCACGAAAGTCATTAAAAGGATATGAACTTCGTGTTGGTTCTGAAACATCTAGTTTATAACGTCGTTTATTGAGATAACTTTTTGATATAATTACTCCATTTTGAATATTCTCAACGACTTCTTCATAATCAACAATATAATTCAATATAGGAGACCCTGCATCACTTACAGGTATTTTCCAACTAATGTAAATCAACTGATCGCCAATAATTGGATTACCATAAAATTCGATTGGTGTATTTTCTGGACGAGAAAACGGAATACCTACCAATATCTGCGAATACAAAGAATACCCTAATTCATTTACACCTGCCATACGAAAATAATATTTACTACCATTGATGAGCTGACCAGTTTCTCCGTTTGATTTATATTTATAGGTAGTAATTACTTTTTCATATCGGGTCAATGCTTCATTAGTAACAGGAACAATTACATCTTCAAATGTGTTAAACGCGATTGTATTATATGATTGGTCTTTTGTATAATCAATAAATGTCAGCCAACGACCATTTAGATCAATATCCATTTGAACTACAAAATATTTGATTTCATATCCTGAAAATGACGGTTTTTCCCAATAAAGATTGACTTGACTAGTTGTTTTTTCAGATTCAATAACTAACGTATCTCTACCGTCACTATCTATTGTATTTATAATTTTGTTTGGAACTGAACCACAACGACGCGTAAATGATTCAGAAAAAGCACTTGTTCCAAACCGATTATTTGCCGATATTTGATACGAATAAAACACCCCGTTCGTCAAGTTATAAAACCGATAGTATGAAATTATGTTTGTGTACGGATCGCTCAAATTGTATAATGTATTTGCAGCACTTGTAAGTGAATTGGATGAAGCAATGGTGGGGTTTGGACCAGAAAATCGATATTCTTGTCGAGGTGTAAAAGTTTGCGATAACATTTTTACATGAAATGCGTCGGTTTCAGAGGTAATCGATTGAAAATATGAATTATAACTCGTATCCGTAATTGTAAGTTGAAATAAAAAGACAAACTGAGTATGAGAGGTATCTAAACTACTAGAAAAAGGAGCAAATCCTGTTGCACCAGATATATCAAATGTCCGTGTAACTGTTGTTCCAGAGAGAATTTGTGAATAAGAAGCCGATGTAGTTAACACGACATCGTAAAGTAGACGAGTGTAAAACTGGGGGTTATTAAAATTCGTCAAAAAAGTAGAAACGTTTGTTGTATCATATTCACTCACTGGTATTGAAGACAACACGCGTGTAAATGGACGAGAATAACAGCGAATCCTTAACTGAAATGGTATATTCAAATTTGAAATTAACCCGCCACTCACAGGTAGAGAAGCAATATCACTTGTTAATCGTGATAAATTCGCAGCATAATTCCACGAAAACGTAAATTTTGCTTCATTATAATCTGTAAGCGAACGCGTCATCTTTGGCATATGATACAGTATACCAGACGAAGCATAAGGAGAGGTGGCATTCAGAGTAGATACCGAAAATCCTACACCCACGTCTGCATTACCCTCGCCAAATCCAAGTGATGTAAATTCTCTTGTCATTGATTGGCGATACGGTAAAATACGAATACTTTTTAAAATAATACTATAATCAAGTGTTGATTCTGGTGCAGAAGCAGGAACATAAGATACACTCGATAATTTCACTTTTCCAGATATGATATCTGTCGACTTCAAAAATTGTAACTCGCGCAAAGAAGTATTATCAAATGAAATTGTAAAAATATCAGTAAGAGTTTTGTTATTATTTTGTGGTCTTGGACCAAGACAGTTTGTATTCGAATCATATGCGCGTTCAACGCTTCGTAATAAATCGATACGTTTATCACCAGCAGTAGTGCTTGCTTCTTTATACAATGATAATGTCATAATAGTAACTGCGTTTGTATTCAACGCTTGAATGGGTCTATCATTATGATAGACCCATGATATTTCTATTTCACCATAATATCCAAGATCAATATAATTTGTTTGAGTAGTTGCGAGTGAAGTATTTATATTAAAAAATACAGAAGAAGAATTAATATCAATACCATTTGGAAGACCATTTGAAGATATAATCGGTGCATAATATGTAACAGGCAACGCATAAGAATAATAATATGTTGTAGTTGGAGTTAAAGTTTCCATGATTTTACTAATATATGGGGCAGGTGCAATATTACTTACACGCTCTTCTACATAAAAAAAATAGTTTTTGATAGTAGCGCCATTATCAATTGGACGGTTCCAAGATAAATCAAGTTGATTTTGAACACCGACACTGACAATACTTGTAAGAATATCAAATTCTGCAACGATACTAGCAGTGCCATAATTTGTAGTAGGATATTTTGTGGCTTCAATACGCGCACGTCCAACACGTTTTATCGTTGCTATATTACCAGTAACGGAAACAATATCTGTTGTTAAACTGCGATATAAAACAGCACCATTACTATTGGATGTTGGTGGCGTCAATATAAATGATATATCAGCAAATGACTTTTGGGGAATGACGAAGTTCGATAAAGTTGGCACTGCAACATTTACAGTGAATATTGAAGTCACTGAACCTGAAGAGAACTCAAATGAGGCTGATTGTGTTGCAGTAATGTTCGCATTTCCTGCTTTCAAAATAGTAACGGTTCGACCACTTATCGATACAATTTCTGAACCTGATGCATCTGTTGTAAATGTATAGGTTGAAAATGTGCTTGTATTGGTAGATGATGGATCCGTTAAATTAAAAGGTGGTGAACCATATACTCGTGCTGGTATCACGAAATTTGATAAAACTGGTGCTACAAGAGTTGCCATCTATACATAAATATAATATTGTAAAAAATGCTTACTCCCGCACTTCAGTAATAATAGATGGAACCATTGTAGGGCGAACAATTCGAGGTAACACCAAATTTTCATAAGTATCAGTAAAATTAAAATCTGAATGTAGATTAATTTTATCATTTATGTTTGTATACCCCACTTCGTTCTCCGCATAAACAACTATCTCATAACTATTTGTATCTGTAAGTGGGCGAGAAATTATATTAGTTTCAAGGTCAGACAATGTGACTGAAAATAATGCCGTGTCTACTCCATTATTAAATATTAAACTGTTAATATAATCGAATGATTGTATTGAATATACTGACCCTGAACCAAAAATACGATAATCAACGATGAAACGAATAATTGATTCTGTATTCGCAACATCGGTACTAGACCATGTAATGTTAATACTTGCAGAACCGATTTTATATTCAATGTTTTTAAGACGCTCAGGAACTTTTCCAATAATTGTCGGACGTGACAAGTAAGGACTATTATTTCCTATAACTTTTATCAAACCGATAAGGTTTCGCCTCGATCTATCCTGTGTCACTGCAGCAATACGAAAAAGATATGGTTTTTTATTTTCAAGATTACGAATAGTATAATATAAGTTTGTGTTACCAGTATAAAGAGAAATCACTGTTGACTTCATTAAAGACCAAAGAGTATCATCTACTAAAATAGAATTCATATCTTGAATCGTATTTGTAAGAGTTGATGTAGTTAAAAATGGTCCAAGTATATTGCTCGTTGGTATATCACTAATTAATGTTAAATCAAACAATCGATACTGAATATAATACTGAACAATTGGAACACCTGGTTCAATTACTTGAGGACGATACCAATATAATGTTAATTGCGAAGAGTCTACTGAAGAAGTTACATTATATACCACATCGCTTTTACGAGTAGGGATTGCAGAAACACTTTTAGATTGTATAGAATATCCATAAACCGTTCTTGTGTAAATTTTATAAAGATATTCTACACCATTAAAGCGAATATCTAGTGTATCTTCATAATATGGTCCAACCACGTTAGTAAAGACTGCATTTGGTGTAGGTGTTATAGAAATACTGTTTCCAGAGCGACTGACAATATACCGTTCAATATGATAATCTAACACTGGAGGACCACCGGTTAATTCACTCGACGGAGGTTGTGTAAACCATCCAAAAAAAAGACGAACCAAACGGTCATCAACTGCTGCATTAAAAATTTGTGGTGGTTGTGGTGCTTTTGCTGGCACAGCGCTTACAATTGATACATTTGTTTCTGTTACTTGTGTGTACTCGCTTGTATCACCTAGTGCATTTACAACACAATACCGAAAATAATATCGATTTCCATTCAATACATTTTTACTAATATCTATGAAGTATTCAAAATTGGGCGTATCATATCCAACACTTGTTATGTCATAAGGAACAGAGTATTCTAAGTATTTTGCTGTTGTCGGAGTTGATATAGATAACGGTGGAAAATACCAATAATTCTCATCATCCGTATATTGAATGCGATACGACCAACCAGCATATGGATTCTCACCAGTGCTTCCAAATCCATTATATCGATACTGTTTCCATCGGAACCGTAAAGAACGGTCTGAAGCATCAACACCAACAATTCCTGCAGTGAGAGGATCTGTGTATGATGAAAAGGATGGTGCTGTAATTCGTGGAATCATTGACTCGTTCACATTTGCGTCATTCGGAGAGTAAATTGGTATAACAAATGATATATCCGGACCAGGTGAAATACCATATGAGTTATTTGTGTATACTTCAAACCGATAATTTCCTGTTACAATTGAATTGTATGGTGGAATAATCTCTCGACGAATATAATTTCCTTTTACAGCCGCTGTTTTTATTGCGAATGAATTTGATGCATCACGCATGATTTGGCTATCCTGAATAACTTCAGTCATAACAAAAGAAATATCGCCAACATTGCTTGCATATCCAATAATATCACTCAATCGTGTATATTTGATTGTGAAAACAAGTGGTCTAGCCCCATTATTTGAGAGAGGTGGTGTAAATTCAATACCTATTTTTTGAGACATATTTGAATCGATACCAATTCCGTTTCCAACAGTAGTAGAATGATATGCTCGGCGCATAATTTGTGATGAAGATGGAGCTGAACCTGGAAGAATAGATACAACCGGAGAATAAGGTCCTTCTCCAAAACGGTTCTTTGCAACAATCCAGAAATCATAAGAAATACCATTTGATAAACCAGATACGACTGCACTGGTGGTTGGAGAGAATACCTCTCCGATTGTCTGTGTGATTGGTGCGCCAGTTAATTTATACCGAATCACATAGGTATCAATTACCACTTTTGATACATTTTCTGGCGGATTCCATTCAAGACGAATAGCGCCATTTAAAGGATATGGAGTGATTGAAGTAATTCGCGCTGGTGCACCTAATGTAGTGTATAACGAAACACAATCATTCAAAAAACTAATCGTAAATGACATTTCAAACTCGTCAGCAATATCGTTTATTTCTGGATTCTATTTATTCTATGTATTCTTATAATAATATATCGATTATAAGAATATTGATTTAATTACAAATATATTCGCACGAATCAGCATCATTATAAAATTTACCCGATTCTCTTTGTGCTGATATCAGCAGATACGATATATATTGAGTTTGCTGTAACAATGATATACTCGGTATCCACCTTGAAAATCTTTGCAATAGGACTCGTATACTCATCTTCACTTTTAACAAGAAGCTTTTCATTATTGGAACGGACACCAATAAGACAAGATTTATCTAATGAACTAGTCCAGTAATCCAAAATGATCGGCTTGTCTTCCAAAATTGCAACCTTGGTGGCGTGTTGAAAGCAAGAATAAGTAGGAATCCTACTGATATGTTGACTATCACCATTTGATGATGAGACAACCATTGAGGTTCCATTCGGATTAGATGTTGCCATGGAGTAAAAATAGACGGTATATAGAATACACAATTTTTAAATCTTTATATTCTTTACGAACGAACGAACGCTACCATCGAACTAATTATGCTAAATATTCATTCGTTATAAAATCGAATATCGGACGTATTGATTTTTTTCTTTCTTGATGTTTTTACTCCTTTGGGTTCGTTGAACAATAATGATGATGTATCAGTTATTTCGTCACTATTTTCACCTATTTTCGATGCTAAAACAATATCTCCCATTTGAATTGTGTAATATTCTGTCTCAAGTATCATACAAATAAACCGATAGATTGTATGAAGAATATCTTCGTTGCATTTTCCGACAATAAGAATACTGCCTGTGCGGAATATCATAAATGACACTTCATAATATGGCATACTCATTGACACGGGTTGTTGACCATTTTGTTCATTTTGTGGTTTATCGGGAATATAGTAAAACTTGCTTTGAATACCCGGATAAGAACACGAATCATAATTGCAATTCATTCGATATTTGTATTTCAGTAACTGGAATAGTTTATCGCGATCGATGTAAAATCCACAGTTGAAGTTTGAATTAATAAGAGCAGTTTCACACCGGTTTTGGATGTAATCCAACTCATCCCCCAAAAACGGACGCAAGACAGATACGAGTAGTTGTAGGACTTGAACAAGAGTTCCGTCTTCCTGAATACCTGGAATCTCGAGTTTTCCAGTATTGAATACTTTCACATGCATCTCTTTATAAAGAATATCGTCTTCTGGTGCACGTTCGTAGGGTTGGGCAACACCACTATTGATACGTAATATAACGACAAAACAGTTGAAGAATGCGCGTTTTTTTTTATGATTTCCGCCAAAAAGGTCCTTTTTACACAAGCCAATACTCACTTTTCGCTGATCTTTATATGGAATTCTCCCGCTTGGGTTGTCGATATGTTCAATGATAAACTCATCATAACACCTGGGTTGGGCTTGAAGTTTTTCTTTAATTGAAGCAACAACTGCAGGATCGGTCGTTTGAAACTTGATCTGCTTTTTGATGACACCTTCTGCTCGTGTATAATAATGTTGAACTGGTATTTTCCAGAACATGTCATAAATATTGACGGATTGGTTTAAATATGCGATTTTGGTTTTAGTGGAAATGTAAATCGGCGTGAAATTTTTGCGAATAATACTGTTGGTTGATTCGGATATCACGTAGTTACTTCCACCAGTTTTATCATTTGCACCACTTCCGGTATGCACATTTGCGACACCATTGTCAATAAATGAGTATGATTTTCTCTGTGTTTTTTTCGATATACATGACTTCTTTTTCATTCCATGTTTTTTTGATTCTTCATTTAAATTCATAATAATAGGTGATGCCAAAGTTACAGATACTGGTTGTACATTCACGAGAACATCGGAAACTGATTCGTCATCACTAATTGTATCATCATCAACTGTATCACAATTCATTTGTCGATTCAGTCGAGACATAAATTTCATCCACTCTTCGTCTATTCCTGGTCCGGTGGGTCCTGTCGGTCCGGTGGGTCCTGTCGGTCCGGTGGTTCCTGTCGGTCCACGTGATATTTCTTCTCGTGTGACAGTGTTTTTCGATGTCACCTTTGACATTAGTAATCCAAGATTGGTATTGTATCGTATACTGCATATCTTTTGAATGGAATAATATAATTCAATTTAAAACGATATATTATTCTCAATTACTTTTTTTATGCTTGACTTTGATAATCCGTTTTACAACAGGCAACGCATTCACCATTGACCGAAAATACAACTGAAACTTTAAAATAAAATAATGAATTATATACTCGTTTCGTATATGATGCAAGTGAATAATATGCTCAATACTATTCAATAATGAAACAGTAACCATTTCATCGCTACGGTGACGCACAATATAATACAAAAATTGTTTAATAATAGTGCGAGGATCAATATAATACCGGTCACCAATCTCTCGAAAATACGCCATCAACTTCTGAACATCGCATGCCGGATCTCGAAATAAATCTACCATTCGTTCCCATACGTTGTTTGTAATGACATGTAGTTCTTGTAGATGGTCTTGATTTGTCTGAATATAATTAATCATACTACGTATATCAGAATGAAACTGACGCTGGATTGCAATGAGATTCGAGTCTGTTAAACTAAGTTTTTCGTTGTCACGAATTTTACGTAGAAACACTAAAATATCTGCTTCGGGTAACTGATTGAAGCGCATTCTAACAAACTCTGTTTGAAGTGATTCATCTATTCGAGATACATAATTGCAAATCAGACAAAACCGGACATTATTATCCGTATAACTCGTAAGCAAATAACGGAGCGCAATCTGTGCATTCGTGGTCATATAATCCACTTCATCGAGTATAACAAACTTTATGCCATTTCCGAACATTGACTTTGTGCTGACAAAACTGTTGATTTGATTTCGAATAATATCGATTCCACGTTCATCGGATGCGTTCAAATGAATCATTAAACCGCGATTACGCATATTTAGTTTGGACTGATAGGCATTGACTAAGTTAATAATTGTTGTTGTTTTTCCTGTTCCAGGAGGACCGTAAAATAAAAGATTTGGAAAATAATTGGTTTCTAATATATTCGATAATATCATGCGATTCAATGGATCAAGAACAATATCATCAAAACAAGATGGACGGTATTTTTCGACCCACGGCATCGAGTCGTTCTTTGAATGCGTATCATGTTCGATAATATTACTAACAACGGTTGTTGTCATTATCCCAGAACGCAATTACACAAGCTATACTACCTACTTGAAATATATTTATGTCATTGACATATATTTATGTCATTATGTATTCAAATGTTTTGAAACATAAAACAATTGATTCTATTTTTGCGTAATATACAATATAAAGTAGTATAACAAGTATAAAAAAGAAACTAGAATGTCTACGACTCTTCATGGATATTTAGAACTGATTCTTGGTTCTATGTTTTCCGGAAAAACGTCTTATCTTCTTGATGTATACAAGAAGTGCGTATTCTGCAATATACCGGTTGCGGTTATTAATTATGCAGCCGACAATCGTTATACGACCGAACCGATGCTTTCAACTCATGATAAGCAGATGATTCCATGCATTCTTGCAAATACAATCCATGAAGCAATTCAAACTCATTCAGAGACAATCGACCGCGCAGAAACAATTCTTATTAATGAAGGTCAGTTCTTTACCGACATTGAAGAGCAAGTGAAGATCCTCGTGGAACAGCGAAACAAGCGCGTTTATATTTGTGGTCTAGATGGCGATTTCGAGAGAAAGCCAATCGGAAACTTGCTTCAACTTGTGCCCTTCAGCGACCATATTACAAAGTTGAAATCTCTTTGCAGTTTATGCCGTGATGGGACACCGGGTGTTTTCAGTTTCAGAACATCGCGTGAGGTAGACCAGGTTGTGATTGGGTCATCAAACTATATTCCGTTATGCAGAAGTTGCTATCAGAAAGAAACAATGAAAAAGTCGGGAGGAAATGGGGGGTTACGGGCATAATACAAATAAATTAAACATGCGTAATAAAATATTATTGTTATTCCTTTATATTGTTTTATAACGGTCTCATCGTAAGAGAAAGGGTATAAACATAATTGTATACATATGATATATCTGTCTATTGTGTAAGTATTATTTTTTAATGCCGACATTTTCGATTCCTGGAGAGACTGCTCCTGCTAAAAAGACCAATATTCGACGAAAAAAAACAATGGAACCTGCGCCGGAACCTGCGCCTTCGACACCTGAAGATAATGACGAAATAGTCGAACCAACATTTCCAAATATCGTGATAATAAAACAGACCGATCATAATTATATTGTAAAACATAACAATTATCCAGTGTCATCATCATCGCAACACGATAATTCACATTTGCAACCATTGGTCACGGATGACTTGGTTTCCCCAAACCAGATTCATAAAGGTCAGATTAATAAAAAGCGCGGTAGAAAACCTAAAGCAGGTCTCATTCTAAACTCCAAAGGTGGTATATACGACACAACTGAAGTACCCAATATCATTTTACATTTGAAATGTCATTTGGCAGACCTAAAATCAAACGAACTCATTTCAAATTATGAATATACACCAGCGATTAGCGAAGTTGAGTCGTACACATCACAGTCAAACTATCATCACCCTAGCGATATAGCAACACAAAAAACGAATGACCTCGATGATGACGACGACGACGACAACGACGACAACAATGATACACAACATGCGGAAGAATCGACCATTCAACATAGTACTAGCGCACGTGTTGCATCAGAATATATATTGAATGAAACAACAAATAATACAGTTTATGACATTACAACTCAATCCGTTACAAAGAAGCCGGCAACAGATGCCACACTTCATGTGTTAAATGACCGAAACCAAAAAGAAATCATGAAGAAGATTCATCGTTTAAAGTATTCTTTTCATAATGGCGAGACGGTTCAGACCAAGATGAATCATCGACCGGCTTGTTTTTGGGATACATGTGATTTCGATGGACCAATTTATTATCTTCCTATCATGATTGCGAATGGTGTTTTTCAAGTAAACGGGTGTTATTGTTCGCCACAGTGTGCAGTAGCTGCATTATTAAAAGAGTCGCTTGACACATCTACTAAATTTGAACGGTTGCATCTTCTTCATTTGTTATATGGAGTGCCAAATAGTAAAGGATTCAAACCAGCACCAAATCCACATTATTTACTAGATAAATACTATGGAAATTTGACAATTCAAGAGTATCGAACACTACTGAAAAGTTCGCAAATAATCCATATTGTGAATAAACCGCTTACGCATATCCTTCCAGAGTTATACGAAGACAACAACGACTTTTTAGTGAATAGCAAAGTAATCCCTGCGAACAGTCTTAAAATGAAGAAGAAATATAAAACGATGGTTGTTCAAAGTGGAGCAGAATAAACACTGAATATATGTTTTCAATAATATTATATAGCGTTATTCTATATAATATTTTCTAATAAACACTAGAAACCTATATCATATGTCAAAACAACAAAAAGAAGAGAAAGAAAATATTGTGCTTTATATCAAAAAAAATGAAAATGCAACATATTCAACCAAATACGGGATGGAATTTCAATGCGTAGAACTGATTCGACGATTTTTCGCAGTCCATAAAGACATCACATTTCCAGATGTCGTAGATGCAAGCGACTTTTTCAAACGTATTGATGCCTTCACAAGTGTTACAGATCCAAATAAAATCATAAAAGTAGAAACATGCGCATATCCATTCAAACACCCCATGACCTATTACTTACGACCAGGTATCATCTTATTCTGGAAATATAAAAAACCTGACTATCCATATGGTCATGTTGCGTTGATTTGGAAGAATGACCCAGTAACAAATGAAACACTAGTAGTTCAACAAAATCTTAACCCACCGATTAAACGTTATAATACGGCAGTGCTCTTCTCTAAAATGAATTCTGCGAACAGCAAATACGCTGGTGTGAAAATACTTCCGAGAGAATACTTAACGGAAATTCGTGATTTAGAATGTATCGTTCATCGTTTATAATTTTGATACTTCTTCACTTACAGTTGTTGCAACTGAAGTCGCATCCGCATCCGCCTTCGTATCCGCCTCCGCCTTTTTTCTCTCGAGAACTTGGTTATATATTTTAGTCATTTCTTGCCGTCGATAGTACAATTCAGCAGACTTGTCCATAAAGTTTCTAATTTCAGAGAAACGAAGTTGGTTCGTAGAAGTCGCAGTGGTAACATTTGCTGATTTTTGATTACATTCATTTCCTTCTGTCATATAGTCTCGAATCACTTTTTTTAGATCATAATTTTTATGCTCTAAGGCAGATATCACTTCTTCATGTGTCATTTCAGTCTGACTCATAATAATTTTTACCATTGTATCTAAAACTGCCGGCGTTGGAACTGGAGCATATCCGGTCATCATCTTTTTTTCTTCGGACATTATCAATAGAATTATATAAACGGAAAACTTTATATACTAATCACGGAAAATTAGAATTTGAACTGACGTGAAAATTGAAATAAACATATTACAATATAAAGAATACAGCTCTGATTTACCCATAATGTCCGGAACTACAACTGAACAATCATCAGCATCGTCTACATCATCAACGTTTACGTCGGATTCGTCAAATACGCCACAGCGTGGTAGTATGACGATCGATATTCGACCGATGATAGAAGACGTATCACAAGTAATGACAAAACACATCACGAACATATTATCCGGCGTCATTGGTGAATACACTGTATACAAAGAAACACATGATACGATTATGGGATTACCATGTGTACGCAAATTACAAGAACGTATTGATGAACTTGAACAAACCAATAACAATACCACTGCTTCTACAAAAGCAAACAATAGTCAAACATCTACGAATCGTGAAGATGAAGTTGCACAATTACAGTCGGCAATTGCTGAACTTAACCGATACATCCATGCACTAGAGTCGAAAGTAGACATGAAATCTACCATTGCAGAAAGTGAATCAAATCAAAAACAAGATAACGAAGAATCTGTGAAACTTGAAATTCATGAAAAATCGGAGGGTGGCAGCAACACTTATGATGAAGAAAACCCACACGATTCGACCACACCATGTGTCATATCTCCAATGCATAAAAACGTCATTGTCAGTTCAGAAACATTAGAAGAAAATGTGAACGATGACCAAGATAACGAAGTAGATGAAAAAAGTGTTACCGAGGGCGAGAACGAGGACGATGGCGAGGGCGAGAACGAGGACGAGGACGAGGACGAGGGCGAGAACGAGGACGAGGGCGAGAACGAGAACGAGGACGAGGGCAAGGGCGATGACGATGGCGAGGGCGAGGACGATGACGATGGCGAGGGCGAGGACGAAGAACCAACCGACATTACACAACAAGAAAAAGAACAGGCGGACGACGAAGAAGAAGAACCTGCGGACGACGAAGAAGAGGAACCTGCGGACGAAAAGAATAATGATGATGTTGTCCCCCCTGTAGAAGAAGCCGAAATTGAAGTTTCAGAAGTGAAAATCAAAGGAAAAACTTATTTCACTACTGATCCTATAAATGGAGTCATTTATGCTTGCGTCGATGACGATGTTGGTGATGAAGTCGGTGTTTTCAAGAACGGGGTTGCGATGTTCAATAAAGGAAAGAAGTGAAAGTGCATCTTCTGGATGTATTATATTCTGGATGTAATATATATTATTTTTATTTGTTCATTATATAATGATTGAAAAAATATGTTCACCTGCACTTCTTTATTTAGCCTTCTCAATGGTTCAAATCACTATTGATTTGTTTCAAGGTCAATATGAAACCTCATTACTTAAGTTTGTTATCATGTTTATTTTTACAGCAGTATTGAACATATTGTGTATGAATGGATACACAAAGTTTGTTTGGTTCATTGTGATTATTCCGATAATTTTACTTACATACATTAGTAGTGTATTATTTTATATATTCGGTATTCATCCAGGTAAAACAAACGTAAATGTTCAAAAATCTATACAACCAACAGATACTATGAATCAACAACCTTTACTACCTGCTCCAATGTCGTCACGTGACCCTAAAGCTGTCAGTCCACCTACTCAATAACTTCAAAAATAACAACATAAAAAGATTTCACTCTGTATATACATAGTTACATCTTTAAAATATGATGGTTTGTTTTCAAGAACAAAAAAATAACCAATACTTATGTTCAGAAGAACACAAGATAAGTACATCTTTCATGAAAATAACACCCACCTTTATAAACAGACATATTCCACCACCAACATATGCTTCTAACAAAGAATACAATCCTCAAATGACAGATATTCAGCTTGCATTTGCGTTTTTTTCAACATATCTACTTTTTCCTTTGTTATATATTATAATTTCAACTGGAAACATCACACCAATTACGATACTATGGAATTTGATTACATCAGGTATTTTTAATACCGTTCGAGCAATCAAAGAGTTTTTGACAGATGTTGTTTACACAACTTTACGTATATTTGGTCTATATACATTTAGCACATATACAATTGTGAAAAATGGACGTGAAATCTATTCAGCATCGTCGATGTGTTTTTACATGAAAAGTGACATAAATTCTGTTTATCGTATCGACCGTGCGAAATACAATGTATGTAAATGGATTGACCGTCAATGTAAACAATACAGAATCAATAATTCAGGAGACGAACCTGAACTTACAGAGACGCACAATGATATTTATGATTTTATTATACACAAAGTAGATAATCAACCATTCGTTCGAATCCATCGTGGCGACTTTAACGGAAGAACGCATACACTTATTCACCGACATTATAGACCTTTCAAAAAATGGAATCAAATTGCAAATCATGCAAAGCTTACTGTGTGTTTGCCACCGAATACTGATAATTCGGATACGGATTCAATGAATACATCAGAGACATTTAAAATTTCATTAAAATATCCAAATGATTACTTACTTGAAAAGAATGAGATTCTTGATAAGAAGTTTTTGCAATGGGTAATGAATAATGAATATGGGCGTTCTGATATTTCACACTATATCGGTCAACCATTTTCAAAATACATATTAACTTTACCATATCATGACTCTATGAAACAATATATAACGGTTGTTGAGTCAAAAGCACTTGATGCGCTTAACACAGCGACCGCGACAGCGACCGCGACAGCGACCGCGACAGCGACCGCGACAGCGACAGAACAACAGTGCATTATTTATAACATAAATGATAGCCATTCTATTCTTATTGGAAATAAGTATATCGTTAAGGTTGATTCAGTGTTGAGATGTCCAGTTTTTGAATCAAATGATTCACAAGTTTATGATGTTGATAGTATGTTGACAAGTTATTATAGTTGTTCTGACAGTGAAACCGAGACAGAGTCAGATGCAGAGTCAGATGCAGAGTCAGATACAGAGACGGCAACAGCGACAGATTCAGATGCAGAGTCAGCGACAAAGACAGACAATGAATCAAAAATCAATGATGACAATCTCGTAAGTAACAACAATTCAAAAGACGAAAATGTTGCTGATACAGAGTTTGAAATGATTGACGAAATGGCGCAGTGAGATAAAGAGTATAAAAAAAAATTGATTGTATAATATACGGTGTGTATTATCCCATCCACATCACTACGGAAATTCATTAACTGCGTTTGACTTAAATCAACGTTCATGACTACTACATCTGACTCTATTCTTGTAACTGGTTCCGACCAGTTTCACAAATTGTCGCATCGTTGGACTCTTTGGGCTCATCTTCCTCATGATACAAATTGGGCCGCATCAAGTTATAAAAAGATATACGAGTTTGATACGGCTGAAGAGGCAATTGCAATTTTCGAGGTACTTCCTCCCAAACTTGTTATGAACTGTATGTTGTTTCTGATGCGGTCTGGTATTGTCCCCATGTGGGAAGATCCACAAAATCGAAATGGTGGTTGCTTTTCATACAAGGTTGCAAATAAGGAAGTGAACACAGCATGGAAACAATTGTCGTATGTCACCGTAGGTGAGACAATTTCTACCAATATGAACGTAATTCCTACTGTGAATGGTATAACCATTTCACCAAAAAAGAATTTCTGTATTATCAAAATCTGGATGGCGAATTGTAATTTTCAGAACGCAGGAATTATCCGCGAACTGGAAGGAATTACAGCACACGGGTGTTTGTTCAAGAAACATACACCAGAATACTAGTATGCATGCTCCGCGAAACATAGCAGCATCAGTAATAATACGAACCCAACTTCACGGTTCATATTATTTTATTTTTGTTCATTGATTTATCCAACCTCGATCGCGAATATAGTTACCGTCACGGCAATCCATGATGTTTTCGCCATTACAATTGGCAACGTAGCATGTATTTATGTGCGGCGGTCGGCGAATACACTCTTTAAATAAATAAATCACCTCAGGTTGTTCCTTTGGTAGTTCAATACAAATATCAATGATAAACCCTTCTTTGCTTTCGTCCTCAAGAGCACCCACTTCCATCCTTGCGCTGGGTTCTATGTCTATTATCACACAATGATTCTCTATTTTCATTTTTATTTTATCATGATTTGCAAGTACCCATTTGTTTTGCGTAAAAGAATTTATAGACATTGTATATCTTACATCGTTCGGAAAATAATGAATAGGGATTGTATCTTCATCGAGTGAAGATACATAGATTGGAATACGAATATCACGTAATGTGTAATGAGTAAACGGTTGAAGTGAATTAGGTATATTTGTTTCTCCCGCAGATGTCGCCGTAGAACGCACATTATATAATATAAAATCGTACATGTCATTTGTAGGACCGTTATCTTGATTCATATATGATTTATTCACAAGAAATGAAACCAAGAATCCTAATATTAGTGGACTTTTCGCGCGAGAATGAACCATAATGGCTTGAAATATACTTGTTTTATTCATACTTAAACAGGAGTAGAATGAAACAGAAGCAGAAGCAGTCGTAGATAGTGTGGTTGTATTTTGAATTAGTGAATGAAATGGCACCAAATCAATATCTGCATAGACTCCCCCATGTATATACAATTTACATAATCGCCATAAATCGGCTTTATACATCCCGCGCGGGATATATATAAAAAGCATCGCGATATTTCTATGAAACTCAGATTCAAGAAACTTAATACAATCTACATCCATACTGAAATCAATGACATAATCTGGATTTAGATCACGCCAGCGTTTCAAAACAATCTGCGGCAACGGAGAATGATACGTCATGTATATTGTTTTGTTCGACGGATTCATTCCGTTACAATGCACAAATATAAACATAATAATAATACCGTTTTATTATGTTTCTCCCTGCTCCAGCGCCGTTCTACGAACTCGGCAGTGGCGACAAGCACAACTTGATCGTCCCCAGTGACGCTACGTAGTATTTCACAACAAGCGGCATATCATTATCCAGGTACATCTCAATCTGGTTGCATAGGTTCGTACACTTAATGAAATACCCCAGATTCTTCAACGAAAACTCGCCTTGGATAATCTTGCCCGCATCCTTCTTATGAAGAAACTCCATACTTCCATCCGACTCTACGCGCCTCACCTCCGCCGTCGCAAATTGTCCCGAGCAACGAAAAATCAATTCATTCCCCACTGATTTAATTTCCAGCTTCTCAGAAATGCACGAGAGATCGCGAATAATCTTCTGAAAATCGCAGGATGGGAGGTTAATCACGCTAGAAAATGCGACCTGGGGTTCTACCAGGTCTTCGGGGTCAGGCTCGATGAGGCGCAGTTTCTGTGTCTTGCATTGCTTAATATCGCCATTCTCGAATTTAAGACCAAGATACGAAACCACCCCATCATTGTAGTCCTTCTTTTCAATGTAAATCGTGAGCGTATCATCATTGTCGATCGAGTTGATCAATTTAAACAAATGAAACATATTCACGCCGATAATGATCTTATCAAGCGCGCATTCATAGAGCTCGAAATTCACGGCTTCCAGGAACATATGCGCCAACATCGTATGCGATTTATCCATATTGATAATACGAATTCCGTCCTTCTGAAATGTAATATTCGTCTCAATCAAGATTTCCTTTAGTGCGCACATCATCGTTCGAACTGGCGCGATTTGAACGGTTTTTATCACGAGGACGTTATCTGAGGCGGCCCCACCTCCTCCGTATGAATCGGACACTGTGTTAACGGCGGCGGATGTTGCGGCACATCCCCCTCCTCCTCCGGAGGTATGTGCGTTTAAATTCGAAAAACTCATATCTTTATACATAACATTTTACAAATCTTTATATCTATTTATTGTGGTAATAAAGGACGAAATCAATATCGGCGTATAATATAGTAAATACGGCGGAACACGCGCGTTTTTTATGAAAGAAACAAAGCATAAACGATACACAAAACCGGGACGAACGCGAACGCGAACGCGACGACGAAAAACACCTTCAAAAGGCGCCAAAACCAACGACGACGACGACGGATGGCTGAAAATAACCATTCGCGGTGCTCCATATGAACGCGGCGTTTCTCATGGAAAACAAGTGATCGCGGCAGATCCCGAGAGATTTACATATATGTTCTCTGTCTACAACTTTCTATTCAAACAAGGATACGGTCGTGACCTAGACTTCTTCTGCGGACTCTGCGACGATTTTTACCGCCCCGTCATCAAAAAACGGTTTCCGAAGATATTTAAGGAAATGGAAGGAATCGCTGCAGGTGCGGGAATCCGAGTATGCGAGGTCATTCTCGTCAATGTTTACATGTCGCTCCCCTATTTCTACGCGCACTTGTTGCGATATATCGACACTCCCAAGTACCGGAAAAAGTACGCAGATGTGATACGCGACGAACTCGCGATTGTTGCCGACCCGAACGCGCTTTATGCACGTAATGCACGTCTAAATGACTTCAAAGACCGATGTTCGCTCGTGATGGCGGTTGGGGAAGACTGGACCAAAGACGGTGGAATCGTATGCGGACATTCATCGTTCACCGACTTTTTAGACGCTCAGTTCTCGAACGTGATATTGCGGATTGAACCAGAGGAGGGGGATGGATACGCAATGGTGATGCAATCCGTACCTGGTGGTGTATGGAGTATGACCGATTTCTTCGTCACTGGCGCGGGAATTATCGGCACGGAGACGACGATAAGCGGTTTCAACGCTTTCCGGTTTCGCGATCCGATCTGTTGCAGAATCCGCGAATGTATGCAATACGGACGAACTTTAGAAGAATATGCCGAGAGATTGCAAAAACGGAATTCGGGGGATTATGCGTGTTCGTGGATGTTTGGCGACACACGCGGTAAGCCTCGTATCATGCGCGTAGAGCTTGGACTGAATTACGTGAATGTCGAGACAACTCAAAACGGAGTATTCATTGGATTCAATTCAACGTATGACGAGAGAATCCGGAATATAGAATGCACGGACGCATTGTCGTCCCAGGCGGCAACACACGCGACAGGTGCAGGCGCAATTGACGGAGGCGGGGGTAGCGGATGGCGCGATGTTTCAACAAGTATAGGCAACCGTCGCGTCCAATTAGAGAAACTCACCGAGAAGTATCGCGGACGGATCGATACGGATGTCATGAAACGAATTTTGGCGGATCATTATGACA